ATTCAAGGATGGGGAAGATGAGTAGCTTTTGGAACGAATACACATGCCCAAGGTGCAAGCAGCTGGTCGGCCACGGCATGTTCCATGACTGCCCCGAGGACAAACGAAGCCTCGGCATCCCGCTCAAGACCGCTGTGGTGGACCATTACGCCCCCCTGCGCCGCGTGCTCGATCTGGCACTGGAGCAGGCCAGAAGCGGCAAGGGTGCCCAGCGCCACGGGCAGGGCCAGCCGTTCGACAAGCAGCCGATGATGGAAATTGGTCGGATGATCGGCGGCCCGGCTGGCTGCTTCCATCAGGCCATGAAGAAGACGCAGGAAGCGTCACGGATGGAGCCTGACGCGGCAAAACGGGAAATCCTCGGCGCAATCAACTACTTGGCTGGTGCGTACCTGCTTCTCGACGAGAAGGGCGGCGTCTGATAGGATCGGCGCAGCCATTACTCTTGAGGGATCAGCATGTCAGGCTTGTCACCCAACATCCGCCTGCAGGAAGAGCCTGAGCAGGCCGCCATCGCACCGATGGACGTCACCGTTGAGCATGCCGACGAAGACATCGATGTTCCTGAATTCGACACGGATGGTGCCGTCCTGCGGATCGATCACGGCGACGGCTCTGTCACCGTCTCGCTGGACGGCAAGCCCATCAAGGATGCCGAGGACGACGACACGCCCCAAGGCTGGTTCGACAACCTCGCCGAGAAGATTGACCGCGATGAGCTCAACCGGATCACGGAGGAGCTCCTGCGCGGCGTTCGGGATGACCTCGACAGCCGCACCGAGTGGATCGACGACCGGGCGCAGGGCATCAAGCTGCTTGGCCTGAAGATCGAGCTGCCCGGCGTCCAAGGATCGTCCGATGGTGCCCCGGTCGAAGGCATGTCGAAGGTCCGGCACCCGCTGCTGCAGGAAGCCGTGCTGCGCTTCCAAGCCAACGCCCGGTCGGAGCTCCTGCCCACCGACGGCCCGGTCAAGATCAGGGACGACGCCAACGGCACCACGCTGGAGCGTGACCAGCTGGCCGACGCCCTTGAGAAGGACATGAACCACTACCTCACGTCGACGGCGCGCGAGTACTATCCCGACACCGACCGCATGCTGCTGCTGCTGGGCTTCGGGGGCACCGCGTTCAAGAAGGTGTACTTCTGCCCGCTCCGCAACCGCCCGGTCTCCGACAGCATCGATGCCGATGACCTGATCGTGAACAACAAGGCGACCGACCTGTCCAGCGCGCTGCGGGTCACCCACCGCGTCAGCATGAAGCCGTCGACCGTGAAGCGGCTGCAAATCCTCGGCGTCTACCGGGACGTCGAACTGTCGACGCCGAAGGAGGCCGACACCGATGCGGCGCAGGAGGCCAAGGCGTCCCAGCAGGGCATCTCCGTCAGCGTGGCCAACCCGGAGGATCGCGACCGCGAAATCTACGAGGTCTACTGCGAACTGGACATCAAGGGGTTCGAGCACAAGTACAAGGGCAAGCCGTCCGGTCTGGAAATCCCCTACCGCGTGACCATCGACGTCTCGTCCCGGGAAATCCTGAGCATCGTCCGGAACTATGACCGCGACACCGAGGCGCTGCCGGAAGCGCGCACGACCTTCGTGAAGTACACCTTCGTGCCCGGCCTCGGCTTCTACGACATCGGCCTGCTGCACATCCTCGGCAACACCACCAATGCCGTCACCGCCGCGTGGCGGGAGCTGCTGGACGCGGGCATGTTCGCCAACTTCCCCGGGTTCCTGCTGGCCGACACGGGTGCCCGGCAGAACACCAACGTCTTCCGCGTTGCGCCGGGCGGTGCCGCTCTGGTCAAGACGGGCGGGGCAAGCATCAAGGATGCGATCCTCCCGCTGCCGTACAAGGAGCCGTCGCAGGCCCTGATGGCGCTGACCCAGAACATGGCCGAGACTGGCATGCGGGTGGGCGGCACGTCCGAGCTTCAGGTGGGCGAAGGCCGCGCCGATGCCCCGGTCGGCACCACGCTGGCCATGATCGAGCAGGCCATGAAGGTCCTGAACGCCGTGCACAAGCGTATGCACTCCGCGCAGGCCGAGGAGTTCTCGCTGCTTGTGAAGTGCTTCCGTGAGCACCCCGAGAGCTTCTGGGAGCGCAACCGCAAGCCCAGCGTTCAGTGGGACGAGCAGAAGCTGCTGCAGGCCCTGACTGACGTCGAGCTGGTGCCTCAGGCGGACCCGAACACCTCCAGCCACGCCCAGCGCGTCATGAAGATCATGGCCCTGAAGCAGCTGCAGGGGGCCAACCCCGGCCTGTATGACGAGGTGGCGGTCGACAAGGCCGCTCTGAAGGCCATCGGCTGGTCCAACCCGGAGCAGTTCCTGAAGCCCGAGAACACCCGCAACCAGCCCCCGCCGGAGATGCTGAAGGGCATCGAGGAGATCAAGATCGCCAAGCAGGAGGCTGACGCCAAGACCATGACGGCGCAGGCCGCCATGATGAAGGCTCAGCAGCCCAACGCGCCGCAGGGTGTGGCCGGACCTCCCGGCCCCGACCCGGTCAAGCTGATGGCGGAGCAGAACAAGGCCCGCCAGATGGAGCTCTCGGCCCAGCGCGATGCCATGAACGACGAGAACCGCGATCTGGACCGCGAGAAGGACCTGCGGGCGAAGCAGATGGACTTGGACCGCGACCAGATGAACGACGCCGTCCGCATGCAGCACGAGCGCGACATGCAGCAGCGCGACCACGCGGCTGAAGCCGTCAAGCTGGCCATGCAGCTGCAGGGTCAGCGCGAGGTTGCCAAAATGAAGCCCAAAGGAAAGGCTGACTGATGGACGAGGACAAGGCGATCCGGGCAGCCAAGCTGACCCTCGGCGGCATGCTTGAGAAGCGCCGGGCCAAGGAGGCCAAAGAGCGCGCCCCGGGCCAGATCGCCCCGTCCAAGTACCTGCCGGACGTACCCCGTGCCGTTCACGCCAGAGGTGGCTACGTCCCGCAGGCAGCGCTTCCGATATCGCGCGTTGCGGTCGCCAAGCCAGTCAGCTACGGCCAGCAGCCCACGATGTTCGACGCGCTGGGGGCTCTGGCTGGTATCGGAAAAACCGTCACTGGCATCAGCGACACCATCGAGGGCAAGGATGATGAACCGCTGCCCAGCGGGCACCACCCGAACGATGGCCACGACCACAGCAACATGTCGGAGGCCGCGCTTCAGGCTTGGGGCAAGCTGACGGATGCGTACGGCCAGCCCCTGAGCATCGTCTCGGGTTACCGGACGCCCGCCGAAAATGCAGCCGCGAAGGGCGCAGGCAACAGCCAGCACATGCACGGAAACGCATACGACGTCGACACGTCGCACCTGTCCCACGAGGAGCGCCTCGCTCTGGCCGACATGGCATGGGACGCGGGCTTTCGCGGCATCGGCTTCTACGACAACAACATGCACTTCGATGTCGCTGATCCTCGCGCTTGGGGGCCATCATTCAGCCGGGACAGCATCCCCGAGTGGGCGCAGCCGTGGGCGCAGGAGCGGTATGGCTATGCGGATGGTGGCCCAGCCGGGATGGGTGACAACGGCGGGCCTCCGTTGGCTGAGCCGCCCGTCGATCTGGGTCAGGCCCGCGAACAGAAGCAGCTGCGGACGTTCCATAGCGGCATGATGGACGACATTCAGACGCGCATGAACCACGCCATGGAGGCACACCAGAAGGCGGTCGACGCTGGCGTGTTCGATGGGTACGAGATCGGCGACGTGCTGCAGGGCAGCGCGCACCCCATGCGGATCACGGCCAAGTTCATGCGTAAGTGGAAGCCCACGCCCATGACCCTGCAGGGCTTCGACCGGATGGGTGCCAAGCCCACCATCATCGAGCACGAGGGCAAGCAGTACATCCCCATGCTGCGCTACCAGACGGGCGTGGAGGGCCAAGACGGCTTCCAAGAGGGCGATGCGTACCTCGACCGCGTCAAGGCAGCTGGATACAAGAAGATGGGCGGCCTGCGCGCCGTGAAGGCCGACGGCGGGTCGGTCAGCGACCCCCGGGCCGCGTTCCTTGCGGGCAACCACCCCGCCGTGCCGGACGTGGTCTACCACGGGGCTGCGCCGAAGATCGCCACCAAAGGCTGGACCAGCGAGGTGGACGAGGAGCAGACCCAGAAGAACCGCGATGCCATGGACTTTCGTGAGTTCAAGCCGTCGTCGTACGGCAACTACGGGCCCGGCATCTACCTGACCGACAAGCCCGACACCGCCAGCCAGTACGCCATGGGCGTTCGCGCCGACCAGAAGGAGCCACAACCTTACGGTCAGGTGATGAAGCTGCACGTCAGCATGAAGCAGCCGTTCACGGACAGCGCCCTGAAGCATCCAGCGTGGCGCGACTACATCAAGGACCAGATTGAGCAGGACTTGCGGCTGGGGGGCAATTCCGAGGACCGCAAGCACGCGGCTGATCTGGTCGCCAAGCTGGATAACGGCACGGCGACCGTGCGTGACCTGTTCGTGACGGACACCCCACGCGGCACGATGGTCAACCAGTTTGGACAGCACAGTATCCACGACACCATCCGCAACTCCGGCTTCGATGGCATCATCGCGCACCGCCCGGATGGCTCCAAGGAGATCGTGGCGTTCAAGCCTGAACAGGTGAAGAGCGCGATCTCTGCCCGCAAGTTCGACCCCACCAGCCCTGACATGACGTTCGCCGATGGTGGCGCTGTCCCGCAGAAGACCGTGAAGGCCTACAAGCTGTTCCGCACCAAGGGTGACGGCAAGCTGTACCCTCTGTTCGTCAACGCC